GATGACTTCCGAATGGCAATTTCGTGACTCCGGTAAGGGCCGGTTGGTCCGACAAGGATTTTGTCATCCGCGACGAAGCCGACACGATTGACAAGGAACGCACCAAAATGGTATGTTCCCGGTTTCAGGCAAAGGCAGCATTGATGCAACAGGGTTTGTTACCTCAAGTCGAGGCAGCATTGGCCAATGCCGATTCCGTGTCGAAACTGGCATGGGCCGAAGCCGTCGAGTTCCGCCGTAACAGCCCGACGATTGCCAACCTGTCGGCATTGATCGGATTGACCGAAACCCAAGTGGATGACTTATTCCGATTAGCAATGACGATAGAAGCATGAAACGATATATCTGGAACATTCTTATAGCATTGGATCAACTCGCAAACACGATCCTCTTTGGTGATCCCGACGAAACCATTTCATCGAGAGCGGCCAAAGGTCAACATAAATGGTATTGGTATCGTTTGGGTAACTTCCTTGAATTGATTGACAAGGGACACCTAGTCAAATCAAAGGAAGATGATGAAGGAAAGGATTCAGTTTTCAAATGATCTATCGTGCCATATACCAACGTATCCTGACATTGGACCCTTCCTTGTATATGGTCCTGCCCGCATTCTGGTAAGGAATTAACAATGCCACAACCGACCAATAGACTTGATTTCAAAGAATGGTGCCTACGTAAATTAGGCAAACCTGTCATTGATATCAACATTTCAGATGATCAAGCCGAAGATAGAATTGACGAAGCTTTGTCATACTATTGGGATTACCATTTCGACGGTACAGAGAAGACCTATTTCAAGTATCAGCTAACGGCCACAGATATCGCAAATGGATATATCACCATTCCTGAAAGCATTATAGGGGTTGTGAACATATTTGATATCAGTAGCTATTTGACAGCTTCCGGTATGTTCAATGCGAAATACCAATTCATGTTAAACAACATTACCGATATTGCCTCATATTCTATGTTGAATTACGTCATGACCAGACAGCATATCGAATTGATGGAAGACATTTTGTCAGGTCAATCCCCAATGAGATACAATAGGCATATGAACCGCCTGTATATTGACATGGATTGGAAGAAGGTTGTCGAAGGTCAATATGTCGTGGCGGAATGCTATAACATCGTTGATCCAAATATCTATGTTGATGTTTGGAAAGACCGTTGGCTACAGAATTACGCAACTGCCAAAATGAAATATCAATGGGGGTCGAATTTGACCAAATTTGAGAACATGCAATTGCCCGGCGGTGTAATGTTTAATGGCCAACAAATCCTGTCGGACGCCAGAGACGAGATAATGCAGCTTGAAGACGAAATGATTAGCAGTTATAGTCTTCCGGTTCACAACATGATCGGATAGCTTTGACAAAATTTGAATATGTGGTCCGGTGTCTCAGAGACGGGAAGTCGCCCAATGGTCGGAAAATGGGCGTGTTGCCGGGGGATGTGCCAGACAAGGAATTGGCGTATCGAACCGCTCATAACCTTGAACGCCCCTTATGTCAGGTATGCAATAATGAGCCGGTCAGGTTCATTTCATTGAAGAAAGGCTACGGGAAGTATTGCGGGAAGTCGTGTGCGTATACGGCTACAGGCCAACGTAACACGGCTACCAATGCGAAGAGAAACCGGGTAAGAGCAGAATCCGCCAGACACGATCTTACCAATTCCATAGAGACGGCCCGCGCCGAATACATGAATGATGGTTCGGTGACTTTAAATGAACTTTCGGAACGTTATGGGGTTTCTCTATATCGACTAAGACAGGAACTTGATACCGATCCGCATCGAAGTCGAAACGTTTTTCGCGAGGGGTTGAAAAAACGTTTCGGTCGCATTGACGTAAGATTGTCTGACACTGATTGGGTCAAGGATAAGGTAAGCCTAGGCTGGACCACGAAAGACTTTGCTGAATTTCTTGGGTGTTCTCGGGATTATGTATCGGTGCGGACAAGAGGGCTTATACCTAACAACCGGGCCACATCATCTATAGAACGGTTCCTGCAAGACCGTTTTCCGAAGGCGATTCACAACAGCCGGAAAATCATTCCCCCAAAGGAACTTGACCTGTATTTCCCAACACACAAGGTCGCTGTAGAGGTTAATGGAACGTACTGGCATAGTGCCGAAAAGGTCGGGAAGAATTATCATCTGGACAAGACTTTGGCTTGTGAGAGATTGGGTATAAGGCTTCTACATTTTCATCAACATGAAGGGGAAGAGAAACCTGATATCGTCATCAGCATGATAGAACAGGCGCTGCATTACGGTAAACCCCTACCAGACATCAGCAACATTACTCAGATACCCACAAACGTTGCTGAGAGGTTCTTTGATGAGAATCATTTACACATACCGGAAATGACGCGCGCCTTTGGTATTTTTTCGGGTAACACACTCTTGTATGTTGTTGGAATGTCATACGACAATGGGTTGGTCATAAACAACTATGCTACGAAAATCGGTTATTTTCTACCTGACGCGCCCCTTCGTATCATCGAATTTTTGAAAAGAAAAGATGAATACCACAACGCATTAATAAGGTGCGACAGACGTTATGATGATTACATAACATACAAGGAGGCGGGGTTCGCTATCATAGCCGAAACCCCGCCTTCGCCTGTCGTGTTAGGCCACCATGTTGTCTATGACAGTGGTTGCCTTATCTTTCGTTGATCGTCTTAGACGTTTTTTAGGGCCTTGATCGCGGTCATAGCATTTTCGTATTTGTTTGAGAAATCTCCATCAAAAGCCTCGCGACCCTTCTCAGATTCCCATTCTTCAAGAGTCATGGATTTGCACCCGATGTTGATCAACTCGTCCTCAATCGTGACATTGAACGGAAATCCAGTGATCACAATAGGGGTCTTGGCCACCATTCCTTTCACCCGAGCCTGCCCGGAAACCCAAGCATCCCCGTAAACCTGAGCCTGCCCGAAAACCTGAGCATCCCCGAAAACCTGAGCCTGCCCGTAAACACGAGCCTGCCCGGAAACATGAGCATACCCGAAAACATGAGCATACCCGAAAACATGAGCATACCCGAAAACACGAGCCTGCCCGGAAACCTGAGCCTGCCCGTAAACACGAGCCTGCCCGGAAACACGAGCCTGCCCGGAAACCTGAGCCTGCCCGAAAACCTGAGCATCCCCGGAAACCTGAGCCTGCCCGTAAACACGAGCCTGCCCGTAAACCTGAGCCTGCCCGAAAACATGAGCATACCCGAAAACATGAGCATACCCGAAAACACGAGCCTGCCCGGAAACCTGAGCCTGCCCGTAAACACGAGCCTGCCCGGAAACCCAAGCATCCCCGTAAACACGAGCATCCGGCCCGACATAGGCGGTTTCGGCCACATACGCGGTGTCCGCGACCCATCCGCCGCCGTTCGGATGTTGATGGGCCGGGACAGGGCCTTTGCCGTCTTCAAAGTCAAACATGGTGGTCATTTCTGATTCCTTTCCTATCGCTTACATGATGAATATAGGTTCTCCCAAACACTTTGTCAAGTGAGTAATACGAAAAATTCCCCCTACTAAATAACTGAAATATCTGAATAATGGTAGGAACATGGCAACAAACAGCTATTTCACACAACTTGGTCATGCTGGCGAACAAGGTCTTATAGAAGACCTGATCATAGAATCAATCAAGATACACGGTCTTGATGTTTTCTATCTGCCCCGGACTCTTGGGTCGGAAGACAAGCTGATGAACTCCGATGATCTGCCTTTGTTCCAAAGAGCGGATGCTATCGAAATGTACATCAAGAACGTGGACTCGTTCGAGGGCGAAGGCGACCTTTTTTCCAAATTCGGTATCCAGATACGGGATGCCATGACACTATCGGTAGCCATCAAGCGGTTCAACGAGTCTATCGGCACACCGACAGGACTCCCTAGACCTGATGAGGGCGATTTGATCTATTTCCCTTTGAACAGGAAAATGTTCGAAATCATGCACGTTGAACATGAATCAATCTTCTATCAATTCGGTAAGCTTCAGATGTACGATTTGAAGGTTGAGTTGCTGGAATACAGTAACCAAAGGTTCCAGACAGGTAATGCCGAGATAGACGCATTGTTCGCTGATTACGACATGACGGCCAACACGGATATTGAAGACATTGACCCATGGGCAGATAACACAACGATCCAGAACACCGCAAACACGTTCATTGATTTTTCGGAAGCCGATCCATTTTCGGCAGGGGGTAGTTGGTAATGTTCGGATATGACTTCTATAACGAGACTACACGTAGATATATGGTGATGTTCGGGACGATATTCAATGATATCAGCATTTCCCGAACCGACAACACCAACGTAGAAATCCAGAAATTCAAGGTTCCTCTGGCATATGGCCCGGCACAGAAATTCTTGTCCAAGGTCAAACAAGACCCCGAATTCAAGGCACCGGCTATCGTTCTTCCGAGAATGTCTTTCGAAATCATGTCAATGGAATATGACGGGACACGCGCCCAATCATCATTACAGAATGTAAGGGCGCAGGCAATAGATGCTTCCTATTTCAAGAAACATTTCTACCCGGCCCCGTATGATATCCAGATAGAATTGAATATCATGGCCAAGTACCCCGAAGACGCCTTGAAGATCGTGGAACAGATTTTACCATTCTTCAAGCCGCAATGGACAAGTAGCGTACGCCTGATAGACGATTTGGAAATCTATTGGGATGTTCCGATCATTCTCAATTCTGTCACATCCGAAGACCAATACGAAGGCACGTTCGAGGAAAGACGTATTCTGACCCT